GGCGTAACCATCGGCACACCTACGTCGCGGGTGTACGTGGATACGCACAACGTCTACAACATCCAGTTCTCGGCGCAGTTTGTTAACACCGCAGGCGGCACGCATAACGTCTGGGTGTGGCTGCGCAAAAACGGCACAAACGTGGCAAACTCAGCCACGACGTTGCGTCTTCAGGGCAACAACGCCGAGGAAGTTGCGGCGTGGAACTTTCTGCTCGACATGAACGCGGGCGACTATTTTGAGCTTATGTGGGAGGTGTCGGATTTGGCCGTGTCGCTGTTAGCCGACCCCGCGTCGGCTGTCCACCCGGCTATCCCGTCCATCATCCTCACCGTCACTGACAATATCAGCGCTTAGGAGGTCATCGTGACCGTAACTGTAACCGTACTTGTTCCCGCACAGACCGCCAACAACTCGCAGTCAACCGTCTACACCGCGACGGGCGTCACGGCGATCATCGACAAGTTCACCGCCACCAACTACAGCGGGACCGCCGCGACGATCAGCGCGAACCTGGTCACAAGCGGTGGCACGGCGGGTAACAACGATTTGATCGTCAAGACCAAGACGTTGCAGGCGAGCGAGACGTACACATTCCCCGAACTGGTCGGGCATGTGCTGCGCCCCGGCGGGTTCATCTCGACCCTTGCCGGGACCGCGTCGGCCATCAACATCCGCGTGTCCGGTCGTGAGGTGACGTAGTGGATGAGGCAGCGCAATCCCTGATTGTCCACTTTGAAAACCTAAACCTACCGCCCGAGGCGGCGTCTTGGCTCATAGACGTCTGGCGTATGATCCAGATGTTGGACGACGTGGCAGACGGCGACGCTATGCCCCGGTCTGCTCTGGACGCGGCAATCTGGGCGTCTCTCGTTACCATGCCAGCCAACCCGTTCTACATCGCCAATTTCCAAGCATTGCAGGTCGGTCTGGCACTGCTGGTGATGAAGTGGAAGGCGTCGGACGACGCCGAGCGGGCAGGGCAGGCGGACGCCCGGTCCTTCGTCTGGCGGGCCGGGTATTATGATTTGGTACTGTTGGTTGTCCTTTTGACGAAGGGCCACGCAACTGCTATGAAAGACGCCGTAAAGGTCATGCACTTGTACGGCGAAACGCTGCCCGAATACCTGAAGGAGTTTTCCTGATGCCCCTACCAGTTATTGCTGCTGCTGCAATTGGTGCCGCTGGTTCTGCTGCGGCGGGTATTTATGGCGCCAACAAAGCGGCCGACGAGCAAAAGAAGGCCTCCAAGAAGGCCGCCAAGTTGCAGAAACAAGCCTTGGCGCAACAATTGGCGCTTACCAAGCCCTACGTCGAGGCGGGCACAAACGCGCTGGCCGAGTACCAGAAGATGGCCCCCTACGAAGATTTCGGCATGAAGCAGTTCGAGGCCGATCCGGGGTACAACTTCCGCATGGCGGAAGGCATGAAGGCACTGGAGCGCTCTGCCTCCGCGCGCGGTCTGCTTCAGTCGGGCGGCACGCTCAAGGGCATCCAGCAGTACGGCCAGAACCTCGCCAGTTCCGAGTATGAGAACGCTTTTAGCCGCTATCTCACCCAGCGCGAGGCGCGCATGGACCCCTATCGTTACCTGTCGGGTCAGGGCCAGGCAGCGGCTGTGGGGCAGGCCGCCAACGTCGGGTCGTCCGGCGCGGCGCTTGCCGAACTTGCCGCGCAGCGCGGCAACGCCAACGCGGCACTGGCGGCCGGTACAGGCTCCGCCATCGGCAATGCGTTCACTTCAGCCGGCCAAGGCATCGGCAGCTATTACGCCAACCAGCCGTACATGAACTACTTGCAGTCCATCACGCCGTCCACTGGTAGCAGTTTGGGCTATGCGCCGCCCGCAGGTTACGTACAGCCCACTCTTTGATAGGTGACATATGCCGCTCGACCCCAGTATTGTCAGCAACGCCTTCGCGAACGTGTCCATGCCGGACGTGAACGCGCTGATGAACCAGCGTGTGCGAGGCGCGGAGAACATCTACCAGATCGAGACGGCTCGGCAGGCGCAGGCTGCGGAAGATGAGAAGGCAGCCGCAAAGGCACAGGAAGACGCCGCCGTCAAGGCGCTGCTCCCGGCGTACGCGCATGCGTTCAAGACGGGCGACTTGAGAACCGCGCTCAGTCTTGCGCCGGCGGAATATCAAGACGGTCTGCTTCCGTACGTTGAGGCTTTGGATGGCAAGCCGATAGAAGAAATTCAGGCGGCGTTGATTGGTTCTCTGTCATCTAGCCCCGCAGGGCAAGAAGCCTTGTCCGCTATTCAGCGCGGGCAAACATTTAGTGTTCAGTCTCGGCAGCAAGATTTGGCGGAAAAGAGATTTGAGCAGGAACTCGCCGCCGCTGGTGTTTCGAAGCCTATGTCGGCGTATGATGAAGCACAAATCGGTTTCCGCGAGCGGGAGATCGCGCTTAAAGAACAGGAAGCCGCCGCCGAAAGGGCCGCAAAACTTGAAGCCCCTAAAATTAAACAGGATGCGGGTCGGGCTAAGGTTGACGATACACTGTCCGAAATGTTGCGGTCTTATAATATACTCAAGCAAGAGGGGGCTATCGTGTCTAATGAAGCCTCCGGTCTGGAAAATGTTATCGCGAGCACTGGCGCGGCGCTTGGTACGACTGCGGGACGCGCATTGGGTACAAAAGCGCAGACCGAACGCGATTACATTCAGAGCCTGCGAATGAATTTGATTTCCGACATCAAAGCAGCGTCGAACAAGTCCGCCCAAGAACTGAACTCCAACATGGAACTTCGGGCCGCTTTGGACTCCCTGAGCGATCCTTACGGCCAGTCGTTTGAAACGGCGTTGCGCACCATAGCCAAGCTCTCGCGGGATTACGGGAAGGGCGAGATGGCAATTATTGAACCTGCACCGGCAGGGGCGGGCGCGGCGGAAGCGGGCGCAGGGGGTGGCACTCGGCGGTATGATAGCACAGGGAAACGCATTCAGTGACCATACGAGCACAGAGCGCAGATGGGGTAATCCACGAGTTTCCTGATGGAACGCCAGACGAAGTCATTGACGGCGTCATGGCGCAGTATGCGCAGTCGCCAGTACCGGGCGCTGCTGCTCCTGAAATGACTTTGGGCGAGACTGCCGCAGATGTTGCGGCTAGTTTAGGAACGGGCGTTGTTCGCGGCGCAGCGGGTCTTATCGGTATGCCGGCCGACATTGGACGCGGTTTAGCTAATCTTGCTATCCAAGGCGGCGGCTATTTGATTGGTGCGGATCAGGCTAAACTTGCCGAAGCCGCCGCAAAATCCGAAGCGTTTGCATCCGGGCGTACGCTGGCAGCGCCGACAAGCGCAGGCGTTATGCGCGGTATCGAAAGTGTTACCGGGCCGATGTACACGCCGCGCGGTACAGCGGGTGAATTTGCTGAAACAATTGGCGAGTTTGTGCCGACTGCGGTTATGGGACCGGGCGGCGTTGTGCGTAAAGCGGCTATGGCCGTGGTTCCTGGCGTTGCCTCTGAAGCGGCGGGCCAAGCCGCAGAAGGAACACCGTATGAAACAACGGCGCGTATCGCAGGCGGGCTTGTCGGCGGCGTCGCAGCAGCCGGGCGCGGAAGCGGCGCAGCAAAAGCCATGCAGGAGGCGGCGCCCGATGTTGCCGCCGTAAACGCCCGCAAAACAAGCCTATACAGGACACTTGAAAACTCAGGCATTACGTTTGACGGATCTGATTATGCCAACTTTGCAAACCGCGTAACACAGCGTTTGCAAAGAGAAGCGTTTGACCCTGATCTTCAGCCTAAGACTGCCGTTCTTTTGCGGCGCATAAACGATCTTTCTGGCCGTTCACCTACGTTTCAAGAACTTGACAATCTTCGCAAAATGACAGGGAACGTTTTGCGCGGTAACGGCGAACCCAGCGACATGCAGTTCGCAAGCAAAATTATGACGGAAATAGACAACTTCTTTGACAGCGGCGTTGTTTCGTCCGCTAATCCGCGGCTCCCCCCTAACCGCGTAAACGCAACGGTCAAAGAAGCCCGTGAACTGTCGCGCAGGTCTGCTATTGCGCGCGACGTCAACGCCATGGACCGCAGATCACCATACTTTCAAGGCGGTATCGAAAACGAGTTCCGCAAGTACATGCGTTCCAAGCGTGGCGAACGGTTGACGGCAGCGGAAAAAGAAGCGTTTGACGCCGTAGCTTTGCGCGAAAGCATTCTTGATCTTGCGTCTGCTAAGGCGGGGCCAATCGCTGGCGGCGCAGTCGGTTTTGTTGGCGGCGGTGGCCCTATAGGCGCGGCTGTTGGCGCAGGTCTTACTGCCGCCGGTCAAGCGGGCATTAAAAAAATTGCCACCGCAGCAACAACCAAACAAGTTGATGCTGCGTTGAAAACTGTTCTGGCGGGGCGCGCGGCGCAAAACCAGATGTTGCGTGACGCTGCTGTAGACGTAGCTAATAATCGCTTGCGCGGTATCATCTCTGCGGGAATGTCTGCGCAAAGCGCCGAAAGCAATCAAAACCAAAATGCGTTCCTGACTGATGCGTATGGGAACCAATACGACGCTCAAGGCAATCGGATGTCGAGGTGAGGACGTGGACTATCAGGTGTTGTTCAACCTCGCCGTAGGGGCGGTGAGCGTTACAGGAGGGTGGGTCTTGAGCCGCGTGTATCACAGCCTGGACCGTCTCGACGAAGACGTGCGCAAGATACCGCTGAACTACGTCCAGAAGGACGACTTCAAGTCGGCCGTTGCGGACATCAAGAACGACATCCGTACCGGCTTCGCCCAAGTGGACCGCACGCTGAACAGCCTCTTTGACCGCGTCAACGAGAAAGCCGACAAGTCGTGAAGATCAACGCCGCCGGTCTGGACCTTATACGCCGCTGGGAGGGCTTGCGCCTGACCGCGTACCAGGACAGCGTCGGCGTCTGGACGATTGGCTACGGCCACACCGCCGAGGCAGGCCCGCCGGCGCCCAAGGCGGGCATGAAGATCACGGAGAAGGAAGCCGACGACATCCTGAAGCGCGACCTCGGCCAGTACGAGCGCGCCGTCACCAAGGCCATCTCGGTGGCCTCGACGTCCAACCAGTTTGCCGCGATGACCAGCCTCTGCTTCAACATTGGCCCGACCAACTTTGCCAAGTCCTCCGTCGTGCGCCGCATGAACGAGGGCAACGCCAAGGCCGCAGCCGACGCCTTCCTGCTGTGGAACAAGGCGGGCGGCAAAGTGCTGAAAGGCTTGACGGCGCGCCGTGAAGACGAGAAGAAACTGTTTTTAACCCGGAGTACGTAACATGACTGCACACAAAGCCGTAGCTGCATTCCTCACCAGCCTAGTGGCCCTTGTCGGCCTGTTCGGCATCTCGACCGGCTGGGTCAGCCCCACCCTGATCGACAGCGTGTCTGTTGTAGTTGGTGCCATCCTGACCGGCGCCATCACCTATCTGGTGCCCAACCAGCCCAAGGCATGAGTTGGCTGGAGATTGCCGCCATCGCCGTCCTGTTAATCGGGATCGGCGCTGGCGGCTACCTCGTTGCCCAACGCCCGACCTTCTGGGCGGGTCTTGTTGTGGCTATGTTCAAGGCCGCGTGGCCTTTCCTGTCAAAGCGTATGACCCCGGAACAGGAGAAGGCATTTCAAGACTGTGTTCGTCGGGGCGGTGAGTGGGATTTTCAGCGCAAGCGATGTCGATGATCAGCCCGACCCACTCCTCGTAAGAGTTTGGCCCCATAGCCTTTACGTGCTGGATGGCTGCTTCGATGAGGGCCTTATCGGCCATCGCTGGCCTCCGTAGGTAGGGGGAGGACAATCGCGCCATCGTTTGAGGCCAGCCATGAGATGCGCACCCCCGGCCACGCACTGAGGGCTGCTGCGATGGCGGCTTCAATTGCGCTCTCTGGCGCAACATCCAGCATGATCTCCGTGTATGCGCGGCAAGCCGCCTCCAGCGCAGCAGCCGGTATGTTCATTGCTTGATCCTCTCCAACAGTTCTTGACGCTCCCGCTGCGCCCGCAGCATGGTGTAGCGCTGGTGGATGCGGACGATGAAGGTGGGCCGCTTGTGGACCTTGACCTCTTCGTTCAACATCGCCAAGACTTGGGCCTCATTGCGCTTGGGCAATACAACATTCAAATTAAACCAGTTCACCCCTTTAACTCCTCTAAAGCTATGTCGGAAATCGCGCGCTTGTCCGCCAGGGCGGCCCAGATGCGCTCGTCTATCGTCTTGTTGGTCAGCATCACGTAAACCCACACGTCCTTGGTTTGACCGCCGCGATGGATGCGGCCGACCGTCTGCTCGTACAGTTCCAGCGACCACGGCAGCGACAAGAACACCATCTTGTTGCCGCCGTACTGGAGGTTGAGCCCGTGGCCGGCCGACTTGGGATGGACCGCCAATAAAGGCACCTCACCCGCGTTCCACCGCTTGACTACGTCGGCGCCGTCATCCAGCGTCCACAGGTGCGGGTAGCGGGTCTTCAACTGCGCCAGTTCCTCGACGAAGTTGTAAACGATCAGCGTGTTGTCCTGCTGGTTGCCTTCCAGAATTTCGTCCAGCATGTCGAAGCGGTGGCTGGAGAACCAGACCGGCGTCTTGGACACCATGAATTTGCCCGGCTGGTCGGACGCGACCGTGCTGCTGTCGTAGACCCAGCCGCCCGCCATCTGTTGCAGCTTGCTCGTCACGGCCGCCGCCGTCAGCGCGGTGATCTCTCGGCTACCCACCTCGGCCACAAAGTCGCGCTTCATCTTCTCATAAGGCGCACGGTCGGGCAGGTCGCTGCGCATCTCGACGACATGGCACGGCGGCAGCTTGTCCTTGTAGACGCCAGGTTCCAACACGAATGTCGCCGGGCGGATCCGCGCCATGACCTGTTCGAGGGCACCGCGGCGCGGCTGCCAATCGCCAAAATCGCGGTTGATGCAGACGAAGTATTGCTGGAGGAACGCGCCCTTGGCGCGGCCCAACAGCTTCTCATCCACCACTTTGCACTGGCCGAAGACGTCTTCCAGACCGTTCGAGGTGAACGATCCGGTCAGGCCCCAGCGGATCTTGAAGCGGTCGAGCACCTTCAGGAGCGACTTGAACCGTTTGCCCGACGGGTTCTTGAGCCGGGTCAACTCATCGAAGACGATACCGTCAAACCGCGCGAAATCGTCCCATAATCTGTCGAGCACGTCATAGTTAACGATTACGACGTCAACGTCTGCATTCAACGCTTTAACGCGTGCGTGAGAACTTCCGACGGCAACGGAATACGACAGCGACGGCGCCCACTTCGCCACCTCGACGGGCCACACGTCCGTACACACGCGTTTGGGCGCCACCACCAGCCAGCGCTTGGCGTGACCGTCGCGCTTCATCTCGGCCATCGCCCGCAGCGTGATTGCCGTCTTGCCCGCGCCCACAGGGGCCAGGATCATGGCGCGGTCACGCTCGTACAAGAACGTCACGGCGTCGTTCTGGTAGGGTCTAAGTGTCAGCCCCATTGCGATGCCATTGCAACGGCAACGCCGGGAAAGAAACGCGACCGCTCGCGCCAGCGATCAGGGCCGGGCGGCATTCGATGGATGCGCGCCTCGCGGCCATCAACAATATTGGTAGCCTTTAGCGGGGTCAGGTTCTTAAGCCAGAAACAAGTGCGTTTTGTCTCGCCATGCCCAAACTGCCACGGTTGAATGC